TGATGAAGGAATATCCTATTGAGACAGTGTATGTTATAGATACCGCAGCAATTGACAAAATGTTTAATGCTATGAGACCTAAGTATGAACCTGTATTATGGGGAACAGGTAGTGATAGAATGAAAACATATGGCTATCAAGTTAATAACCCAAAATATAGAGGAGAATTAGGAGTTGAAGATAGCTTCAGATTAGAAGAAATTCCAAGGACAGACGATAACATTAGTGCAACAAAGGTAAGAAACGCTTTATTAGATGGAGACGAAAAGACATATAAGTCCATGACTCCAAAATCTATGCACAAAATGTATAAATTATTAAAACAAACAATGGAAGAAAGTGTTGAACTACAAGAACAAGTTTTAACATTTTCAGAATTTAAAAGCAAATAAGATGAGTATAAGAACAGATTTTCAAATATTATTAAATAAAGCTATTAAAAGAGAAGATCTTTTAGTAGAAGGAAATATAGGTAAGTATCAATCACTAGGAAGTTTAAATAATTTAAAGGCAAAGCAACAAATGTTTGACCTTATTAACAAAGATTATTTTAAAGGAAAATCTCCTTTTTCAAAGAGATTAACTTTAACAGAAATAGATGATTCTACAATGCAAGAAGTTTTTACATTAATGAGTGAAGATATTGATGCAGCAAATACAATATTTAATTTAAAAAGAACAGGTATTGGTTCAGGTGAAATATTAATGGCATACCTTGTTGAAAACTTAGTAATAGGAGGAGGTAGTGCAGATGTAGACTTAAACTTATTCGATCCAAAGTCGGGTAAATTTTTAAGTGCTGGAATAGCAGAATTAAAAGAGGTTACAAGAACAAATGATGGTTTTTTAAAAGGTTGGAGAACAGGCGCAAGGCACGCTGCAATTAGAGCACAGGCTATTGCGGATATTAGAAATTTATATTTAGCAGTTAGGGATTCTATTACTGAATTAGACCCTACTACAAAGGCTGGTCAAGCTGCAGCAATAAGTGCAGCAAAAGGAGAATATTCAGCACTACTTAAATATTTTGAAGACCTAGATGCAATACCAGCAGCAGCTGATAGAGATTTTAAACTTAAACAAGGTACAAAAGGTGAAATAATCGTAAAGTTTCAAGGGAATGTAATAGGTAATATTGGTGACGCAAAAACAATTTCAGAAATTAATAAGATTTTAAGTCAAGATGTTAATACGAATGTAAAAACTTATAGGCAAATCGAAGAAGAAGTGGCAAAAGGGTTTGGAGATATAGATGAAAAGTTTGTATTTATTAGAACTACAGGAAAATCTGAAAAGAAAAAGATACAAGGTATTTATTATAAGGAAAAATTACCTGATAATGCTAAAGAATTAAAAATATCAGAAGTCACTCAAAATACGATTAAAGTTAAAGTAAAAATTTGATATATAATAGATAGGACAAAAAATAAAGAAAAAAAATGGCAACATTCGAAGAATTTTTAAACGAAAGAAATATAACTCTTAAAAGAAGATATACTGAATCACACCCTTCCCAAACTGTAGGCAATTCAGCTAGAGTTAGAAATGCAATTATCGAAGCATTAAAGGATGGCAAAATAACAGTTGAAGAATTTAATAATATAGTTAGTCAACACTCTTCTGCTCCATCAAAATGGACAAGAGGTAATAAAAGATTTTTCAAAATAGAAGAAGATGGCGTAAGTCTTTCTAAATATGGAACAAAAATATTAAATAGCTTAGTTACTGAATCTATAGATGAAGGTTTAAATAAGTCAGATGTTACATATCAATTAGCAATAGATTATACAGGTAGAACTAAGCCGAAAATTACTAAACTTAATAAGAAAAGACTTGAAATTAAGTACGGTTATAAAATTAGCCCAGAAACGGTAATTGATTCTATCAAGAAGGTTCATCCAGAAGTAGAACTTAAACATGTTGAATGGTCAGATAAAATGTCAGGTGGAGGTTTTCACATATTTGATATTTTAGAATCTGCAGTTACTGAAGGAACATATGACTCAAAAGATCATATAGGATCTACATCAGATGGACAAGGTTCTAATGCTGAGATTTATAAAAAAGGTAGAGGATATTATGTAGTTGTTAGTGGAGAGTATGATTATGACTTCGAGGCTAAGAATGACAAAGAACTAATAAATAAGTTAGAAGAATATGAATTTGATTCTTCTGATATTTTAGAATCAGCGATTAATAATATAGAAGAAAATATGATACATAATAATTTTAATGAATTCATTAATAAATCAATTAATGAAAATAACGTACAGGATTTAGATATGGAAGATATGAATCCTAAAATGGCTAAGCAGCTATTAAACATGGCTAGTAAACAATATAAAAACGAATTTCAAGGATCTTATACTGTAGATAAAGGAAATAAAAAAATGAGGTTTGATACTTATAGTGCTTTATTAGCTATGGTAAAGCAAAAAGATTCTGGACCTTATGGTCCTTCATATGGTATTAATATTGGAGGAAATAATGAATTAGAAGATTTTGAAGGTAATGTTTTAGGTAAGCTAAATGATAAATCATTATCAAGTGCAATTAGTAGTGTTGCAGCTGCTATGAAAATGGCAGCTAAAAACAGTAATGAATCAGTAGTTACTGAAGCCAGAGTAAGTGCAAAAAAGTTATTAAAATCAGTTGTAAATGGAGAAAGTAACTCAGTTGAAGGTATTAAACTTTCTAAAGAAATGGCCCAATCATTTTTAGAGTGGCTAGATCAATCAAGTTATGGTAGAAAATTTAGCGATCTTCCATTTGATAAATTATTTAGTGCAGCATTTAATTGGGGTATTGAAAGATATGCTAAAGACAATAAACTGAAAAATGAATTAAAAGATTTAAAAACAAAGGCAAAAACAATGAAAGAATCAAAAATATACGAAAGTTTCAGTGAATTTGTTAATGAATCTTTAGAACTTAATGAAGCATTAAAGAGTTCTAAACTTAGAGGACTTCTTACTATGAAAAGAGGTAGTAAGGCAATTTTAAAAGCAATTTATGGCTTTAGTAAAATAGAATTAGACAAAATAACAGATGATCAAATAATAGATATTGATCCTAAATTAGGTAAAAAAGCAGAAGGTTTAGTTGTTTATTATACAACTCAAGAAAAAGACAACCCTTATGCTGATACTTCAAAATCTACATATAATTCTGCTGGTAAAATTCCAGCAAATACAATACTTGCATTAGGTATGGGAAAAGACGTTGCATATGTTAAAAGAGATTATATTAAGAGAAAAATGACAATGTCTTTAACTACAGATCCTAGAAAATCATCTTATGATATTGGAATTAATAAAGAGTATAGAGGCTGGGACGCATCCGGTATTTATAATGTAAAAAGAGTAATTGATGTTGCAGACGCTGCATTTGTAATTAATACTAACGCTCTTCCAAATACTAAAGGAAAAATTGAAGACAGAGTAAAAGCTAAAGAAGGTGCATTAGCATTTAAATCTGATAAGGAATTTAAAGATGCAAACATAGCAAGATATAGAGAAATTCTACAAAAGAGAGCAAGTGAATTACCAATAGATAAATTAGTAGAAGATGCAATTGATGATGCAACTAAGGTTATGAAAGATGGTTTAAAAAATCAAGAAAAAAATAAGTACGGAGAACTTATTGCAGGTGTAGGAAAGGACGGTAGAGCTTATAAATTAAATGACATTAGTAATTTTATAAATGGTTTAATTTCAGACTATGAAAGATGGTCAGGTTATATGGCAACAATTGAAGAGGCTGAAGCTAAATATGGTAAAGATTCTAGAGAATTTGAATGGGAAGCTAGATATTCTCAAAAAGAATCTGAGGAATACGCAAAGAGAATTAAAGATAAATTAGCTAAACTTAAGAAAAGAAACTTAGCTTGGTAATGAACGAAAACGTTACACCAGCAAATATTGGAGGTATGGGAAATCCTGCCTTTCCACAAGGTGGAGAAGTAGGAAGTGGAGATGTGCCAGCTGGTAAAGGAGATGCTAAGAAAGAGCAAAAGAAAAAGAAGAAAGAAAGAGAAGAATATCTTAAAAATAGAAAAGAAGAAATGGTACATACTACATTTAGTGGATTTATAAATGAAGCTAAAATTAAAGATGCTAGAAAAGATTTAGGCTATATTGCATTTCTTGAAGAAATGGCAGAAATTAATAATAGAGACATTCAAAACGCATATGATGTTGCACTAAAAGTTTTACAAGATAAAGGTATGAGTGAAAAGGAAGCAATTGGATTTTTAAACTCACCACATGGAAAGTATATGGCAGAATATTTAATTCCAGGTCAAGATTATAGTCATGAAGCATTCTTAGACAAATTAGATGAATACTATAACGAAAGAATGTTGAAACAATATGCAAAGGATTTTAAAAACCTAGCATAAGAATAAGTTAGTATTTATAATTAAAACCCAAGTTCTCGCAGATCTTGGGTTTTTTTGTTAATAACTTTAGTAAAAAAGTTGCCTCAAAATTTTCACGGGTCAAAGATTATAGTTATATTAGTATTATAATTAAAACTTAAACTAGATGAGCTATACAAATTTTAACAGACATGAATCAATGAATTCAGAAACTAGAAAAGAAATCATGAACTTAATTAATGATTTAATAAATTACGATGAACAAATAGATAAAAAATTAAGAAGATCTATTGAAAACAAATTATATGGTTTATTTGATGGTTATTTATATGATAAACTTCAATTGAATGCATTAGAATGTCCAAGTGATTTAGCAAGTAGAATTATGAAAATATATCATAAATGTGCAATGTACCCAAAGTCAAAAACAATTATATTTTAATCTGATATATAATATAATATTAAAAATAAAATAACAAGATGAACAATATTAAGAATTTTAACGACTTTATTAATGAGTCTCAAGAAATAAACGAAGGTACTCGTTCTCAATTTGGAAAAATTGATAAAAAAGGAAATATAACTTCAGTTTATATGCATTATGATGGTTATCCAGAAAACGTATTACCTATTTTAAGAAAAGGTTATAAAGGTGGAAAAAATGTAGATTATGTACTTTCACAAGGAAGTGGTTCAGGCCTTGAAGTAAATCCTAAGAAAATTAACTTTTATAAAGATGATAGAGATTCTCAATCAACTGGTAATGTTGCAACAATTGCAAATTATTTATCAGATGTAGAAGATGATGGTGGAGCAGAATACGTTTATTTATGGGATGAAAGATCAAAGCAATGGATGATGGCATCTTATGGTGAAAGAGACTTAAAGGTTGCAGAAGTTTAAAAAAATTAAAGTAACAATGAAAAACGTAAAATTATTCGAAGAATTTATAAACGAAGATATTGACTCAAATAAAATATTTGAATTAACTGAACTAGAAAAAAAAATTAATGGCTTTACAGGCCAAGCACAGGTAAAAGCTAAAGTTGGAGTAACGACATTTTCTGTTTCAAAATACATGATAGTGTTTGATTATGACGAAGCTAATAAAGATTTACCATTTGTATTTAGACCAGATATGAAATCTGCAAAAGTAGCAAAGGATAAATTAGAAAAAACTGACATGTTTACTCCTGAAATGAACTTAAGAATTGAAGAAATTAAATATTAAAATTAAAAAAACAAAGTTATGAAAAATATAAAATTATTCGAAGAGTTTATCAATGAAAACGATATGATGGCTACAACGCCAGCAGAACTTAAAAAAATGGCTAAAAAATTTAAACAAATCCATTATGACATGGCCTCCGGTGATTTTGAAGAGGAAGATATAGATGCAAACTTTAAATTTATAACAGACTTTCTTGGAACAGACCAAATAGTTGAAATAGTTGGAGGAGACCATTGGGCTAATCATTCTTCTGGAAAAGAATTAACAGACATTTATAATGATTTAATCACTAAGATTAAAAACAAGAAAGACCATGAATTAGATTCAGGAGCAGACTATGTTACAGGTACATTAAATGGAGCAAAGGTAGTTTGTCAATACGATGGTTACAGTACCCCTACTCATTTATCAATTATGATAAACGTTAATGACATTAAAAAGTTTGACATTAAAACAACACCTTTTGTAGTTTAATATTAGGAAGGTATCATTAAAAAGTTAATAACTAATTAGTAATTTAAAGGAGATTGTATGAAACAATCTCCTTTTTTAGTATATAAGTTTTAAAATAACTATATGAAAAGTATACTAGAAGAAGCAGATCAAATTATCAATCACAGAAGCGAAGAAAAAGAAAGACAATATGGCCCTTTCAGCGAGGGTATGGATAGAGCAGCATCTATTTTCAATGGCATGACTGGCTTAGAAGTTACAGGCAGAGAAATGTACATGGCCCTAATAGCTCTTAAATTTTCAAGAGAAAGTTACAATCATAAAAGAGATAACCTCCTAGATGCAGTTGCGTATATTCAAGGATTAGACAATTACTTAAACGAAAAAGAATGAAAATATTATTTACAGGCTGTACGGCCAAACAAACAGACGATGACGCTTGGAAAAGAGCAAGAGTTAAAAGAATAGATGATAGTAGTATTATCTGTAATTCATTAAGAAAACAAGGTTACACAGTAGACAGAAAGAAAGTTAAATGGGGAGATGATCTTTCAGAATATGGACTTGCTATTGTAGGCCTTGGTCAATTTGGTTCTAACAATTATTCAGGTGAAATCTTTAACGCATTATATGCAATTAATGAATGTGATAATGTTTTAGTTTTTCATGAAGATTGGAAAATTGACGGTACTATGAAATCATTTAAATCAATGTTAGATGATGAAACTTACGAAAAGACTATAGCAAAGAAATGGAGTGACGGGAGACACTTTTATGGTGGAGTTGATAATCAACACTTTAATAAAGATGTTGCAAGACAGGTTATACAAGACATGGTAGATGCAAAATATGACGCCATTATACCGGCATTCGATTGGGGTAATAAACAACTTGTTAGAGATATTATTGGTAGTAAAAATATTTATAATATAGACCTTACTCCTTATGTCCTAGAGAATTGGAATATTTCAACAACATATACTTCTCAAATTAAAGAAAGAAAACATATGTTGGCTTCTCTTGTAAATCATAAGCCATGGGTAAATAGAAATAAATTATCATGGCCTGTAGATTATTTCGGTGCAAAGAGTATTAAAGAGGCAAAGCAGTTAAAAACTGAAACTGATGTTTTTGAAGCTTGTGGAAAGTATTGGAGTATTTTATGTCCTGAATATCCTCATGCAGGAAGTGGCTGGTTTAGAATTAGATGGGTTTATGCTGCAATACAAAGGTCAGTATTACTTTCAAGTGAAAAAGATACAGAAGCATTAGGTCTTCCTAAAGTTAAAGTAGAATCATTAAGTAATACAGAATTAGAAGATTATGCAAATCAACTTTCAGAAACTGTACTTAGTTATATGTGGACAAAAGATGTATTTGATGTAAAAATAAAAGAGATAGTAGAAACAGTTGGAGAAAATCTTTCAATTAGTTCACAACCTACCACTGGAATTAGTAAACAAACTGCGTTGTTTTAATAAAAATATAAAGAACAAAAGAAATGGCAAACGAAGATAATCAATGTGCAGATTTAGAGGTTAAAGACCACTACTCAGAAGGTAAAGATACTTTCGGCATGATTTACAATAAACAAAGAGAATTGCAAAGTAGATTAGGTTTAAATTATGAAAACTTAACTCTTAAAGAAATTGCAGAAATGTGGATGGTAAATAAACATGCAATGTCAGATGAGCTTAATGAAATGTTTGATGCCTTAGGCGGTATTAATGATGGAATTGGTTCAGCTGCTTGGAAATATTGGAAACAGGATAATAAGAAAGCAGAAACAATGACAGTTGCAGATTTATCAGAAGCTGATAGGTTAGAATTATTTTATGAATGGATCGATGGCCTTCATTTCTATATGAACTTTGCACTTGCAATTGGAATGACTAGTGAGGATATTGTCAACCTTTATATGGCAAAACAAAAAGAGAATATTAACAGACAAGAAAGAGGATATTAATGCTATTAGATATTGAACAACGAGATAAAGAAGTAATTGTAAGCTATTATAACACAGAAGGTGAAGTAGCCTTTAAAAGATACCCAGTTGGTCAATTTCAAAATTGGTATGTAACACATGACAAAGATCGTTACAGACATGAAAGCGCACAAAATTGGGATGGTCGACCTGTTAAATTATCAAATGCAAGACAATATAATAAATTTTCTTTGATCTATTTTATAGATCAACTTCCAGAAGCTGATAAAAAAGAAATACTTGCATATAATAAACCAAGAACATATTTCGTAGACATTGAAACAGAGATTGTAGATGGCTTCCCTAAACCAGAAGAGGCTAAGACACGTATCCTGTCATTCTCTATCATTACACCAGAAAGAAAGGCTATAGTTTTAGGCTTAAAAGATTTGGATGATATGACAGGTATGCAAGATGATACTAACAAATATTTTAAATCATTGGATAGTGATTGGAGTCTATCATATTATAAGTTTAAGAATGAATATGATATGGTTTATAACTTTATTCATAAGTTTATGCCTAAGTTTCCAATGATGACAGGTTGGAACTTTATTAATTATGATTGGCAATATATTGTTAACCGATGTAAGAGACTACAAATTGATATTAGTGAATCTGCAAAAACAGGTGCAGTTGATAGAATGGATGGCAGACCACTTCATATGGGAATACTTGATTATATGCAATTGTATGATAAGTATGATCGTTCTGTAAAGGTTAAAGAATCAAATACCCTTGATTATGTTTCAGGTCAAATTGTAGGTCTTAAAAAGATTAAATACAATGGCGGCTTACAGGAATTGTATGAAAAAGATTTTAGAAAATATATTTATTATAACATTGTCGATTCATGTTTGGTATATTATATAGATCAGAAGATTAAAGCAATGGATGTTCTTTTAACTCTTGCAAATATTACGCAAATGCCACTTTATAAAGCAGCAAGCCCAGTTGCTATGACAGAAGCATTAATGGCAAGAAAGCTTAAAGAACAAAATAAAATTATTGCAACTGAAAGAAGAGATGACAATAGAAAAGACGGTAGTTATGCCGGCGCTTTTGTTAAAGAACCAATCGTTGGTTTTTATAGTGGAGTAAGTGCATTTGACTTTGCTTCTCTATACCCTTCAATTATGCGACAATTTAATATTTCTCCTGATTCTTTTGTTGAAACTGTACAAAAACATGAGATAGAAGAAAAAAGAAAAAATAAAGATTATATTGTTTGTGAAAATGGCGCAGTCTATACAACAGAAGATTCTGTCTTGAAAAGAATCCTCACCGACCTGTATAGTCAACGTAAGGAATATAAGGCAAAATCATTTGAATATTTTGAGAAGGCAAGATTAATTCGAAAAAAAATTAGTCAGCTAAAGTAGTCAACTTTTGGGAGGTTGAAGATATATAATCCATCAACAACTACACCCAATCAGATGATCAAAATTAGATCATCTTTTGTTTTTTAACAGGTTATTAATGTAATAACCAGGAATGTAAAATTTAAAATATATTAAATAAATATGAATATTTTCAAAGAAAGAATAGAATACAAGCCATTTGAATATCCAGAATATTATACAGAAGGTTGGCTTCCACAGGCTCAAGCGTTTTGGTTACATACTGAAATTCCAATGCAGAGTGATATAAAAGATTGGAAAGAAAACTTAATGCCACATGAAAGAAATCTTGTTGGTAATATTCTTTTAGGCTTTGCTCAAACTGAATGTGCTGTTAGTGATTATTGGACTACAATGGTTACTCATTGGTTTCCAAAACATGAGATCAAACAAATGGCCATGATTTTTGGTAGCCAAGAAACTATTCACGCCACAGCCTATTCTTATTTAAATGAAACTTTAGGTCTTGAAGATTTTGCTGCATTCCTACATGAGCCATCAATGGCAGATAAGTTTGAACATCTTTCAGGAGTAGAAAATGATTATACACATGAGGATTTACAAAAGAATCCAGCAGCAAGAAGAGAAGTTGCAAGAAGTTTAGCAACATTTTCAGCATTTGCAGAAGGCGTAAGCCTTTATAGTTCATTTGCAGTCTTATATTCTTTTCAAATGAGAAACTTATTAAAGGGAATTGGTCAACAAATGAAATGGTCAGTTAGAGACGAATCATTACATTCAAAAATGGGTTGTAAATTATTTAGACACATGTGTGATGAATATCCTGAACTTAGAGAAGAAGTTAAAAACGATGTAATAAGAGCTGCTGAGATTATGGTAGAAATGGAACATGCATTTATTGATAAGATATTTGAAATGGGAAATCTTGAAAATCTTAAAGCAAACGATCTTAAAAACTTTATTTTAAGAAGAACAAATGAAAAACTTATTGAATTAGGTTATAACCAACATTTTGAATTTGATACAGAATCAGCAAAAGAACTTGATTGGTTTTATCATTTAACAGGAGGAGTAGAACATAGCGACTTTTTTGCAATTAGACCAACTGCATATTCTAAAGCAGGTGAAGATGAGGTCTGGGACGAGGAGTCAATTTTTTAAATATATAAATTATGGAATTATTTGTAGAACAAGAAGATTCACCTAAGGCTGATAAAATAGCCCAAAAACTAGGATGGATAAAAGGTACTGACTATCCAGTTTGGGGCCACACTGAAATTTATTTAAAGACAATTTCTAAAGGATATTGTTTAGAAGGAGAAACACCAAAGGATGCTTATTGGAGAGTAGCAACCACTATTGCAAGAAGACTTAGAAGATCTGATATGGCTAGTAAGTTCTTTGATTATATTTGGAAGGGTTGGTTAAATTTAGCGTCTCCAGTACTTTCAAACACTGGTACAGAAAGAGGATTGCCAATTTCTTGTTTTGGAATTGATGTTGCAGATAGTATTCATGATATTGGTAAAAAGAATCTTGAAATGATGTTACTTGCAAAGAATGGTGGAGGAGTTGGAATTGGCGTAAATCAAATTAGACCTGCAGGAACTGAAATTACAGACAATGGAACTTCAGATGGTGTTGTACCATTTTGTAAAATATATGACTCTACAATTCTCGCTACAAATCAAGGAGCAGTAAGAAGAGGAGCAGCCTCTGTTAATATAGATATTGAACATGATGATTTTTGGGATTGGTTAGAAATTAGAGAACCAAAGGGAGATATAAATAGACAATGTTTAAATATGCACCAATGCGTAATTGTTAGTGATGGCTTTATGCAAAAGGTACAAGAAGGAGATAAAGAAGCAAGAAAGAGATGGACTGCACTTATTAAAAAACGTAAAGCAACTGGAGAGCCATATATTATGTATAAAGGAAATGTTAATAGAGCAAATCCTGAAGCATATACAAAGAATGGTTTAAAAGTTTACATGACAAATATTTGTAGTGAAATTACATTACATACTGATGAGAATCACAGTTTTGTTTGTTGTTTAAGTTCATTAAACCTTACAAAATATGACGAGTGGAAAAACACTGATTTAATTAGAACCGCAACGTGGTTTCTTGATGGTGTTATGGAAGAATTTATTCAAAAGGCAAAATACAGACAAGGCTTTGAAAATGCAGTTCGTTCTGCTGAAAAAGGTAGAGCACTTGGTCTTGGCGTCTTAGGTTGGCATACATATCTACAAGAAAGAGGTATTCCATTCGAAGGTCTTACAGCACAGTTTGAAACAAGAAAGATATTTTCTCAAATTAAATTAGAGAGCGAAGCAGCAAGTAGAGAACTTGCAGTAGAATATGGAGAACCACTATGGTGTGTTGGTACAGGCATGAGAAATACACATTTAAGAGCAGTTGCACCTACGGTAACTAATTCTAAATTAAGTGGCAATGTTAGCCCAGGTATTGAGCCATGGGCCGCTAATGTATTTACTGAACAAACTTCTAAAGGTACATTTATTCGTAAAAATGTTTCACTTGTAAGTTTCCTAGAAAAAATTGGTAAAAATACAAATGCAGTTTGGAACAAGATTCTTGAAGATAATGGTTCGGTTTACGGTCTAGATTTTATTGACAACTACATGGTAGAGCATAACATGTGGGGAGGTAAAGTTATTGAAAAACTAGAATGGGAAAGTTTAGATAAAATGGAACAAACTAAATGGGTTGAAGCAAAAGAAGTATTTAAAACATTTAAAGAAATTAATCAACTTGAACTAGTTAAGCAGGCTGGAGTTAGACAACAATATATCGATCAATCTTGTAGTCTTAATCTTGCGTTTCCAAATACAGCAAGTCCAAAGTTTATTAATTTAGTTCATTTAGAAGCCTACAAACAAGGTATTAAGACTCTCTATTATATGAGAACTGAAAGCGTATTAAGAGGTGATATTGCCTCAAGTGCAACTAGCGAAGATTGCGTATCATGCGATGGCTAAAATGTGTGGCGCTTCGGTGGCCACGCTTTAGGACCGTTTAATTACGGGTTTAAGAGGGAGATCGTTCGCTACGCTCCCTCTTTTTATAAAAAACAATGATATATAGAAATATTATGATTTTACAATATAACGAATTTTTAACAGAAAAAGAAGTTTCCATATCAAGAAGAAACTTTTATACAAAGGCTTTTCCACAATTTCTTAATGAAGATGAATTAGTCGAAGCCGCTAATTTAATAAATGAGGGTCTTTTTGATAATCTTTCTTTAGAAAAAATAGAAATGTTAAATGAGTCAGAACTTTATGAAAGTTTACTTTTAGAATTAAATTTAATACAAAGGCTAAAAGATAAAGCAACAGATGCATATCAAGTTGTAAAAGATAAAGGTAAAAAAGCTTTAAGTGCTATTCAACAAGGGGTGTTAGCAATTGGAGGTAAAATAGCCAATATTATTAAAAAGATTGTAGAAAATATTAAAGCAGTTGCTAAAAAAGCATTTGAAGCTGGTAAAAAATTAGCAAATAGCGCAAAGTCAAAAATGATAGCAGCTTTTAAAAATGAATTAGATTCTGGAAAGACTAATGACAAAGATGCAATGAAAAACAAACTTAAATCTTTAAAAGACGATGTTCAAAATGGTAAAAAGGTAGGAAAACACGTTATAAAATGGTGTACTAAAGACGTTGCTAAGGAAACTGCTGACGCAATTATAAAAGGTGCAAAAGAAGATACTGATAAATCAAAGAAAGATAAAGATACAAGTGAATCTATGGGATACAGAAGCATGGATTTATTTATGGAACATTCGTTATATAATACATTTTCAGCAGCAATTGATGCAGGTGAAATGGATCTTAATGAAATAGAACAACAATTAAACGAAGCTGGAGATAAAAAAGCAGCTAAAATTCCATTTATTTCTACTATTGCAAAATTTGTCAATAAGTTTCCACCTTTTAGTATTCTAAAAACGCTTAAAGAAAAAGGAGCTGAGGTAACAGGAGGATTATTAGGAAATTTATCTAAAATGGCAACTAAAGTAATGGGAGCTCCAGGACCTTATAAGTTTTTAGCAGTTGCTACATTCATAGGTCTCGCTCTTGAAATAATAATGAAAGATACTATAAAAACCCTGACTACAAGCGTAATTACTACACTGTTCTTTCCACCAGCTGCTCCATTTATTACTGCAGTGTTTAATGCAGCTTATGTACTTGCTGCAATCGCAGCTCTTGAAGTAGTTTTAGGTACTATTGAAGATAATGATGCAGATGATGCAAAGGCAGCAGCAAAGACATCCTCTAATAAAGCTTAATTTTTATTGAAACAATATTAGTTTATTACATATAAATCTGTAAATAAACTAAATTATTCAAGATGAAATTACAAATCGATCGCATAGACCAGCATGCATTTACAAGTTTTGTTAATAGACTAAAGTTAATAGACTCTTTTATCTATTTCAAAATTAAAGATGGTCAAGTTATCTCAACAGCTTACTTACCACAAAGAGACGCTGTAAAACACCATTCAGTCCCATTTGAAAGTATTTTTCAAACGGCCGAAGTACCTCAATTAGGTAAAGAATTAAAGGTTGCATTCTTCGATGCAGGTAGAATTATAGAAGCATTTAAACAATTTGAGCACGATGCAATTCGCTGCGAGATTGAATTCATAGAGAATGAACAAGACTTAGTAGCTTCTACTTTTAGAATTTACAATGATGAGTTGGAAATTACTCTAGCATGTTCAGAGCCATCTCTAGGCTTTAAAGATCTTACACCAGATCAAATCGATGCAATATTTGCAAAAGCGCCAGATTCTTTTCAATTTGGAATTGATAACCACACTATCAATAAACTTAAATCTCTTTTTAATCTTGAAAAAGATGAGACATTCGATATTAAATCAAATGGAAAAGGTGTTGAAGTTAAAGGTAAGACATTTAATGTATTGGTTAGTCAATCACCAGAAGGAAATGGCGGCGCAACACTTTACAAAAAATACTTAACATTATTAGACAAGGAAGAGTACAACGTACACGTTTCTGCAAGCAAAGTTGTTTTTGATTCTAATGAGTCAGATACTTTATTAACAATATCAACTTGCCAAACAGCGTAGATGGAAGTAACTGAAGCTGTAGAAGAAAACATAGATAATTTATCTATAGAAGAATTAGAAGCACTTGCTGCTGATTATGACATCATGAGTAATAAGTTCACGGCCTACGAACAGGCCGTGAAACTTTCGTTAAATAGTATCTATGGTGCATTCGGTAATAAGTGGTTTCATTTTTTTGATATTAACATTGCAGAATCAATTACTCTTCAAGGTCAAAATGCTATTATTTATTCAGAAACAGTATTAAATAAATACTTTAATGATTTTTGGCATAAAGACACTAAGTTACATGAAGAACTTGGAATTAAGGTAAAAGGCAAGTTACATAGGCCATCTGTTATTTACATAGATACAGATTCTAACTACGTGCAATTTGGTGAAATGTATGATTCTGTAGAATGGTTAGATGAGTCTAAAAAAATGGATGTTACAACATTTACATTAGAAGTTTACAACCGTAGAATTAAGGAATTTATTTCTTTAGCGATGAAAAAATATGCAGTTGTTCATAATACTGATAATTTCTTAGTATTTGAACTAGAATCTATTGCATACTCAGGTATTTGGATGAAAAAGAAAAAGTATATTCAAGATATTGCATGGGAAGATAAGCTTTCTGTAAAAGATAGACACCCTTCTCTTAAAAAGATTAAGACAATTGGCTACGATACTATTCAAAGTTCTACTCCATTATTTGCAAGACAAAAATTAGTAGAAGCACTTAAGTTATTGTTCACAAAGGGAACAAAGCCAGGTCCAGTTGAATTACAAGAAATGGTACAATTCTTAAAGCAATGTAAAACTGAATTTAAGCTTGTAAATATAGACGATATTTCTTTTAATAGAAGAACTAATAATATCCAACAGTATATTATTGACGATAATAAAGAATTTCAAATTGGACTTAAGTGTCCACCAAATGTAAAGGCTGCAGGTTTTTATAACTATCTCTTAAATAATAATTCTAAATACAAGAATAAGTATAAGATGATAGCAAATGGTGAAAAACTTAGGATCTATAATACAAAGCACCCTATTTGTGATACATTCGCATATTTACCAGGAGGGCATCCATATGAGATAGCACCTGAAATTGACTACGATACTCAATTTGGAAAATGCATGATTGATCCAATTAACAGAGTTCTTAAAGCAATAGGCTTACAAGAATTAGATACAAACCTAATATATGCTTCGGCATTATTTTAAAATAAACACATGAATATAGAAGACTACGTTTGCGAATTAGTGGCTGAAAACCCAAACTATACTGAATTAGGAAAAAAGGTTGCAATTCATTTTAGAGAACATTTCTCAGAAAAAATAAATGAAGCAGCTAAACAAAAAAGAATTAAAGACTATGAACCTTTCTAAAGAAGAACAAACCATATTACAAGAGTATGTTGCAATTCAAAAAGAATTTAATACTTTAAAAAATGAGATGAGTAATATTAAACAAAAGGCTGAAGTCTTAATAAAAGAATTAAACAATATTAGAGAAAAAGAATCTAAGTTATTCGAAAAAATAAACAAATAAAATGGCAAAAAAGAAAGTTGAATTTAATTTCAGTGATATTAACGCTGAATTAGCAAATATAAATCCATTAGGTAGTGTAATGGAAAATAGTGATTTTAGTGAAGTTACAGAATATATTGACACAGGTAATTATCATTTAAATGCATGTGTAAGTGGTAGTTTATTTGGTGGATGGCCAAACAGTAGAACTTGTGCATTAGCTGGCCCTTCTGGAACAGGTAAAACTTTCCTCATATTAAATAGTGTAAAACGTGCAATTGACATGGGTTACAATGTTATTTTTTATGATAGTGAAGCTGCTGTTGATAAACAATTAATGACAAAGTTTGGAATTGATTTAGCTAAGGTTAATTATCAACCGGTCAATACTGTACAAGATTTTAGACATTCAATCACAACGATCACAACTAAAATGCAAGAAGTAAAAAGAACAGGTGGTACAGTACCTAAGGTTATGATTATTCTTGATAGTGCTGGAAACTTGGCAACTCAAAAAGAAATCAATGATGCAGTCAGTGGTAGTGAAAAGGCTGATATGACAAGAGCCAAAATTCTTAAATCTATTTTTAGAATTATTATGACTCCATTGGCAGATCTTAAAATACCTTTCTTATTTACTAACCACACTTATATGACGCAAGGCTTTATTGCACAACAAATAGCAGGTGGAGGTACAGGTCCTGAATATGCAGCATCAATTGTTTTATTCTTAAATAAAGCACAACTTAAAGAAGGTACTGAGAAAACAGGAATTATAGTTACGGCGAAACCAAACAAAAACAGATTTGCAAAGCCAACTCCAATTAAATTTCATTTACACTTTACTCAAGGAATGAATCCTTACGTAGGTCTTGAACAATATGTTTCATGGGATGTTTGTGGAGTTGATAGAGGAAGCTTTGATAAAAATGGAAAACCTGAACTTAAGGCAACTTCAAGAACTTGGATATGTAAGCACTTAGATAATCCAGTCTCAAATAAAGACTTCTTTACTGAAAAGGTATTTACAAAAGAAGTACTTGAAAAAATCAATGAGCACATTCAGCCACTGTTTAATTATAGTGCAATGTCAGAAGACGTTGACGTTGATGCAATATTAGAAGAGACTGCAGAATGAGTTTACAAATAAATGAAGATAAACTTCCTATTAAATATATTTTAGGAATACACGACACATTGCCTTCTTACCCAGATGGATTTGACATTTTATATGAAAAAATAAAAAGACACATTGGAGATACTAACCACAATTTCACAAAACATGCAAGTATGAAATATCATTTAAAAAACGCAGATCCAGAAAGAGTGGATAAAGCTTTAGCAGAATTAGTTAAAGAAGGTTATATTGAACCGGTAAATGAAACAAAAGGTAAAGAGTCCTATAAAATAATAAACAACCCGTTTAATTAAACTAGTATGGAATTTAGCCAAGATTATGAAAAAATGTTTTTTAGGTTTTCATTAGAAAAACCTAAATATTTACAGGCAATTAAGACAAGTTTTTATTCATCTGAAGAGATTGATATACTTTCAACTCTTGCTCTTAAGTTTTTTATGAAGTTTAATGAAACTCCTTCAAAGGAACAGTTAAGACTTCTTGTTAAAAATGCAAAAACGGCTAAAGATAAAATTAGTGATAGTATAATTAATTTAATATTTGAAGTAGACTTAGATCAATATGATGAAGAGTGGCTAACATCTACTGCAGAATCATGGATTAAATGGAGAAACTTCGATACAACTCTTATTGACACTATTGAGTTTATTAAAACAACAACTGTAACTCCTGAAAATACTGATCATATAATTACAAAGGTTAAGACATTAATAAATGAAAGAAATAATCTTACATTTAACAGTGATCTTGGTCTTGATTTTTTCGATGCAGAATCACATGATCAAAAAGAGACTGATAAAATTAGTACAGGATATAACTTTTTAGATAGAGTATTAGGCGGAGGATATGACAAAGGCGGTAATTTAGTAGTTTATGCGGGTGAACAGAATATTGGTAAATCCATTTTCTTAGCAAATGACGCAGCTCAATTCGTTAAGATGGGAACCAACACCGCCGTCATTACCGCTGAAATGGCAGCACATAAATTTGTTAAAAGAATCGGAGCAAACCTTTTAGGTATTAACATTAGTGACTATAATGAAAAAGGTAAGAATAAAGATTTTATTAAAAGAAAATTAGAAACAGTAGGAAATGGATTTACTCCTCCAGGTAGTCTACATGTTAGACAATTCCCAACATCTCAAGCTACTGTGCTTGACATTGAAGCCTATCTTGCACAAATTGAAGAAGAAAAAGGAATTAAGTTAGGTGCAGTTGTTATAGATTATATTAACATCTTAGCAAATTATAGAAATCAAAACACTGAAAATACTTATATGAAGATTAAGCAAATTGCAGAAGATCTTAGAGCAATGGGTATTAGAAATAATTGGCTAATCGTTACAGCAACTCAAATTACAAGAAGTGGTTACAACTCTTCAGATATTACAATGACCGATATTGCAGAATCTGCAGGTCTTTCTCATACTGCTGATGTTATGCTTGGAATTATTCAAGATGATATTATGAGAGCAGCAAATGAATACAGATTAAAAGTCCTTAAAATCAGAGATGGTGAAGGCAAGGGAACAAAATGCAAGTTAGATATTAACTACTCATATATGAGATTAATGGAAACTGAAGAAATAACAATGAGTAATTTACACGCAATATAGATATGAGAAATAAGCAAGATAAAATATTTGACAATAATTTTGAAGCTCCAGACACGGAGGGAAAGGGATCTATTAACTTTGATTTAGATCCAGCAGTAAGAGGTAATCTTTCAGAAGAAGAAAATATACACTACGAAATATTAGCCAGGGATATACATGATTTAATTGAAAATTCAAGATTTAAAAAATTCAACGTAATAAATGAATTTACAAGTGTAACTCGTCTTAAGAAAATAGACATCAATGAAGTTTATGGATTTATGGTAGATGAGTTAATTAAAAAATACTCAAGAATAGATTTATTTTCTGAGTTATGTAATTATTTTAATATACCTCCAAATAAATTTTATAACTCATTATCAAATGTTTATAAAGAAGATCTAATTATGGAATTAGATAAAAAAACAGGAGTTCTTTCAAGAAAAAATATTAACAAACTTTTTTAAATGATTAAGACAAGTGTTTTAAGTAAACCCGTAAAAAGGGTGTGGGTATTAGGCGATCTTCACTTTGGAGTTAGGTCTAATTCTATGGAATGGCTACAAATTCAAAAAGATTTTTTTGAACAGCAGTTTATTCCCACATTAAAGAAATATGTAAAACCAGGTGATGTTTTGGTACAGGTAGGAGATACGTTTGACAACCGCCAGAGTATAAACATCAAAGTTTTAAACTATGCCATGGATCTATTCGAGAGGCTAGGTGAGATATTGCCGGTCCATGTAATTTGTGGCAATCATGATATTTGGGCTAAGAAGACAAATGAAATTACTTCAATAGATACTCTTAAATGGATCCCAAATGTACAAGTTTATACAGACCCTGTTGAGTATGTTTGGAATGATAGAAAAATACTACTAATGCCATGGAGAAGAGATTCAGCACATGAGGCAGAGACATTAGCAGACTATCCAATGAGTAAGATTGTATTTTGCCATTCTGAAGTTAGAGGTATTTACTTAAACGCAAAGGTAAAGAATCAGCATGGAAATGAAAGTAATATCTATTCAAAATACACGAGAGTATATAGCGGCCACATTCATTATAGACAAGAAAAGGATAAACTCTTAATGGTTGGTGTACCATATCAACTAACAAGATCTGATATGAATAACACTAAAGGATTTGATCTTGTAGATTTAAAGGATATGCAAGAAACTTTCTTTGAAAATACAATATCTCCTCACTTTCTTAGGTATAATATTAAGATGTTATATGATATGCCACTTGAGAATTTTAAGGCACAAATTAAAAATAATTTTGTAGATCTTTATGTTCCTTCTGAAATAGCAACATCATCTGCATTGTCTAATTTAATTAACAGAGTGCAAAAGATTGGAAGAAGAATTGAGCCAAATATTTATCAAGAAGATAATTTTATAGACAAAGATTTATATGACTTAGATGAGATAGAAGAAATGCAAAAGAACTATAGTGTTATGGGACTTTGTGAAAAATACATAGATTCTTCTACATTTGATAACAAGTTAAAAAAACAGATTAAAGACAAATTAAACCAACTTTATAACGGTTGTGTAAATAATTACGACTTAGACAATGAGAATTAATAGTATAGAATTTAAGAATTTTGCAAGTTATGGTAATCAAGTTCAAACAATTGAGTTTGAAGACCAAGCACAGTTATATTTAACATTAGGTAAAAACGGACATGGCAAAACCACAATAGCTAATAGTATTATATATGCACTATATGGAAAGGTTGAAGGTGTAAAACTCGCTGATTTGCCAAATAGAATCAACAAAGAATTATGGGTTAAAATAAACTTACAATGTAAAGACATGTCAGTTGAGATAGAAAGAGGTCTTATGCCAAATAAGTTTAAAGTATTAATCAATGGAGTAGAGTTTGATAAAGCAGGTAAAAAATCTGTACAAGAATATTTAGAAGATGAAATTTTTGGAATACCATATCATGTGTTTAAGAATATTATTATTTTAAGTATTAATGATTTTAAGTCTTTTCTGACTATGAATTCAAGTGATAAAAAACAAATCATTGATAAGATGTTTGGTTTTTCAGTTTTAAACGATATGTTCAGGAATGTTAAAGAAGAACGCAAGCAAATTAAAATGGAAATAGATTCTTATGATTCTGAACTTAATCAGATTATGGAATCAATTTCTTCAGTAAGACTTAAACTAAATAACTTAGTTGAAGAGTCTCATAAGAAAGATAAAGCAAAGGTTGAAGCCTTAAAAGATGAACTATTAGAACATGGAGATAATGTTAAGAAATTAAACGAGGCGAGAAGCCATATCGATGGTAAAATTGAAGGAGTAAGAGATGAAGCAAGTAGTATGGGTATTCAGCAGCGAGACCTTGAACGAGAGAATCAATACCTACAGAAAAAAATTGAATTATACGAATCCGGTTTTTGTGGTTCATGTGAAACAAAGTTAGATACTGATTGGCACCAGAAAAAAGGAGATGAATTTAAAACACAGATTAAAAATAACTCTAAAAATTCAGGTAAATTAAAAGAAGAAATTACAATAGCTGAAGGAAAAGTAAGTGAATTAAGAAGTAAGAAAAAACAAGTTGAAACTAGAATTAATAACTTAAGGTACTCTATTAAAGATATTAAAGAAGCTTTAATTAAAATAAAGGAATCAACTCAAGACTCAACTCAATTTCAACATTTAAAACAAATTATTGAAGAGTTTGAAAAGTCAGAAGAAAGCAAATCAGGTAAGAGAGAAGAGATAGCACAGCAAGATGCATTTATGACAATCTTAGAAGAAGTCTTAGGAGATGATGGTGTAAAAAACCTTGCAGTACAAACTATATTACCAGGCTTAAATGCTAATATCGCAATGATGGCTCAAACAATGCACCTTCCATTTCATATTAGATTTAATGAAAAGTTCGATTGTATTATTAATCATTTAGGGGAAGATATAAATCCTCTAACACTTTCAACAGGTGAAAGAAAGAAGGCTGACTTTATAGTTATTATTGCTATTATTAAAATACTAAAACTAAGGTTTCCACAACTTAATCTTATGTTCTTAGATGAGTTATTAAGTTCTGTAGATCAAGATGGAGTCTATAACGTACTTAAAATTCTTAATGAAGTAATTAAAGAAAACGGACTAAATACATTTGTGATTAATCATACGGAATTACCTCATGAGATCTTTGATCAGAAAATACAGATTCATAGAGAGAATGGATTTTCAAAGTTTACTATTGAAAAAATAGAATGATATATAATAAATGGCAACATATAATTTAAAATTCAATAGAGACGATAGTGTTATCAGACACCTTATAGTGGGTCTTTTAGCTGACTTAAATAAAAAGGTTAGTTTTTATAGACAACTTGATAATGATACTCGATCAGAAATAGATGTCCCCTTTTATTATTCAATTACTGGAGATGCTGATTTTTTAAAAGATAATTTTCTTTTTTCAACAGCTAATGGCTTTGAATGTAGTCCAAATCCAGTTGGAGCAGATGGAAATTATGATGCAATTCCAAGAGGAGTTGTTAATCTTACATCAATGACAGTTGATCCATCAAAGCTTGTAAATAAGAGAAATGTTGGAGAGTACAGTAAGATGAATGATCAAGGTGTTTTAGAGGGGTATAGGGCAGAGTTTGAACTAATTCCTATGACATTTTCAATTGATATTGAAATACTCTTAAGTAGTCTCTTAGACATCTTTAAATGTACTGAACAATTAGTAAAGAAATTATATAAATCTAATCAATATAATGTAGAAGTCGGGCATTTAGAAGAAGGACTATATAGAATGGCAGCCTATTATGCAATGCCAGACGATTATGGTAAAGAAAGCCCAATTGAATATAGTTTTGACGATAAAGGCAATTATAAAATAACATTCAGTATTGAGGTAAATTCATTTATGCCAGCAATAGATTTTGACACAGAGAGACATGCTGGAAATAGAATGTTTAAGATAACTCACGCTTATTCAGATGAAAAACAACTTAACGAATCTTTAGATGAGGGTTTAGATATATAATTAATATATAAAATAAATAAAAATATTAAAAATGGCACAAGTTACAAAACAAATTATATCACCTGTATTCGTTACTGAAGCAGGAGATAGTTATATTGCATTAGATGGTAAAGCATTTTTAGTTGGTGAAAATACAATTACTGAAGCAGAAATTACTACAGCTCCTGGTGAGTTTAGAAGTCTTGTTTTAGCATTAAACAATTTTACATTAACTAATGAAGGTTTAACATGGTTTAATGGAATTAATAGAATTAGATTCGTAAGAGAATCAAACAATTTTTTCGTTAACAATAGCGAAGTTTTAGCTGAAAGTTTAACAAATCATTTATTAGCAGCAGGTATTGTAAATTATACAAACAAAGCAAAAATTCAACTTTTTGAATATGCTGCAAAAAACATCAATAACTTCGTATCTCTTGATTTTGCTCAAAAAATCGAAGAAGGACAGGTTAAATGTTATGTTATGAAATTAAACGAAGACTTCTACGTTTATAGAATGAATGAAGCAAATAAGATTTATAAGTTTGGTAAATTAGATGCAAATGCTGCATTTGATTATGTTAAAGAGCAAACAGGTTATGAAATAACTGATATGACTCAAGAACTTTTAGAAGGTGCAAGAAAACAGGCTGCTGAAAAATTAAATAAAATCAGTGTTCTAGAGCAAATGATAGCGTTCTTAAAAGATCAAAGAGGAGTTATTGCTGAGGCTGATAAATCAATTCAAGAAGTTAAAGAAGCTGATACATTAATTAACAGTGAAATTAAAAGATTAGAAGAAGAGGTTGAAGCTATTAAAAACGGTACTGAAAAAGTAGAAGAAAGTTGTGGAAAATGTGGAACAGACGGATGTGTTTGTGAAACTGAAGCTACAACTAAAGAAACTGAAACTGAAGCTACAACTGAAGAAACTGAAGCTACAACTGAAGAAACTGAAACTGAAGCTACAACTGAAGAAACTGAAACTAAAGCTACAACTGAAGAAACTACTAACGAAGAAGCCGGAGATGAGGCTGGAGTTGAAGCTGAAGATATTAAAAAAGACACAAAGGATATTACAACGCCCGATACAAAGGAAGAAGCAGATGATTCTGCACCAAGCGATGAAGGCGAAGAAGGTGCTAAAGAAGTAGTTAAAGAAGATAGAAAATCATTTGAAGAATTATTACAAATAGCAGAAGATGCTGCAGCTGATATTGAAGCTAATTTAAATGATTTATCAGAACCTAAAAAATCCGAAGAAGATCAAGAAGAATTAGAAGCATCTATGGATGAAGCTACTAATGAAGCTGAGATTGAAGAAGAATTAGTAACTAGACAAGATGGCTATGTACCAGGAACTCTTAAATACAAAACTGAAGAATATGCAGAAGGTACGGAGGTTCAAATTGACGCTGAAGCTTATACAACATCTGGTCAAGATGAATCAATTACAGTATTTGCTGATGAAAAACCAATTAAAGTAAATAAAAGAGATGTTGAATTAGCTGACGGCGAAACAGTATAAAAAATTAAATAAAATTTGACGTTAAACTACAAATCTCTCATTTAACTCAAATACAGTAGAAAAGATCAATTGGAAACAATTGATCTTTTTTTTATATAATATCTATAAATTTAAAAGATGCCAAGAAAAAAGAATTATTTAAACAATAAAGACTTATATGCACAAATTGTACAATCGTTAGATGATGATAGATTAACAAGAGATGCAGAGAAAATGTTACAGTTACTTGCTGAAAAAGCAATTAATAGATTAACTTATGTAAATGAAGATGATAGAAAAGATTGTTTGCAATTCGCTCTATTAGATTTATTAAAATATTGGAGAAACTTTAACCCTAAATATACAAACGCATTTGCATACTTTACGGAGATAGCAAAAAGAGGTTACGCAAAGGGTTGGAATAAACTTCACCCAAATAAAACAAAGGGAACTATCTCAATGGATAGAATAAATTCTGCAAACTCAAGAGAAGACGGCGGCGGCGGAATGTTTAATATCTAATAATGTCAATAAAAAACGTAAGACCGACAAAAAACTCAGGCTTTAATCAAGGCTACTATAATCCAGTATATCCAGAAAAATATGCTGGCAATCCACCTATAATATACAGGAGTTCATGGGAACTTAAGTTTATGAAGATGTGCGATAATAGAGAGGATATTGTGTTGTGGTCAAGCGAGCCAGTTGAAATAAAATACTGGAGTTCAATGGATAAAAAGGAACATTCATATTTTCCAGATTTTTATATAAAGGTAAAGAAAGAAACAGGCTTTGAAGAAAGTCTCATTGAGATTAAGCCTGAAAGTCATATAGTAAAGCCTGAACCACCTACTAAAAATTCAAAACAGGCATTAAAAAATTATAAATTCCTCGCAGAACAGTATGTTAAAAATAGAGATAAATATAAATATGCGCAGGAATGGTCTAAGTCAAGAGGATTTAGATTTGTTGTAATGACAGAAAAAAGTCTTAAATAATGGGAAAGGTTAGAGAAGACATAAAGGAATTAATTAAAGAAGCAAAGAGTAAGACTAGAGCTAAAAGAGCTGCAGAAAATTGGTATCAAACTGGTAAAAAAACATCAGCTGAAAAAAGTGTACAGCCAATAGGTGGTAGGTTTCAGCCAGGAAAGGTATATATTTTTAGATATACACCAAAATACGCTAAAGAATTACCATGGTATGATGCAAACCCAGTCGTATTAGCACTTGATCCTGATGGAAATAATGATGTTGGCATAAACGTTAACCTCTTACCAAGTGATGTTAAAGAAACTTTATTAGATAGAGTATATAGTACTTTTGAAAATGAAATTAAAAGAGAATCAATAGGAGGAAGAAAGAACGATGCGCGCCGTCAAAGTCAGCTTTCAATAACATGGGAAGAAGCAAAGGGTTTTTTAGCAACTTATAAATTTGCAATTAGACAATACATACCAGGTAGAAAGGTTGGACAGGCAGTGGTCAGTTATGAAAATTGGGCAAAGGTAGCACTTTGTGACTTTGCGGATTTAAATGGAACAACATATATTCAACTAGTAAATGAATTTAGAAACAAATAAAAAAAATTGAATATATAAATTTATAAACGATATAAGAAATTATGGCAGGTTTTGCAGATAAGGATCCAAGAAATGGTCCATTAAGTAATAAGAGACCTTTTAGGTTAAACAATACATTAAAGTTACTTTCATCATTCGGTATGAGATATGATGATATGATACTTAGACAGTCTCAGGCGGTTGGTCCATTAGAAGATAAGTTTGGTTATGGCCAAATGAATCCAATGGGATTAGATAATGATGATATGTATGCAGCATTTGCTGCCTTGTCAATGGCCGATACTACAATGCGAAAAAACATTCCTTTTTTCGATCAACAATATGAAGTAAAAAGAGATGAACTTAGAAGTTTTTCAGTAAACGATGAGATTGAAGATATTTTAGATATACTATGTGACGAAACTATCGTATATGATAATAAAAACTTTTTTGCTTCTCCTGAAATCTTAGGAGTTGAAGTTGCAGATGGAATTCAAAAAGATTTAAACAGATATTTTAGACAAATATACCATGCATTTGGATTTAACTCAGATCAATCTGCTTGGTACTATTTTAGAAAATGGTTAATTGATGGTTATTTAGCATTTGAAATTATTTATTCACCTGATCAAAAGGAAATTATTGGTTTTAAAGAACTTGATCCAATTACATTAGTTCCGGGTTATAATAAAGAAGATGGTAAAAAAGTATGGGTACAATTTAAAGATGATCCAGTAAAAGAAAGAACCTTATATGATTCTCAAATCATTTACCTTTCTTATTCTTCTATAACAACAGCAGGTAGAGTCAGCTATGTTGAAAGACTTATTAGATCTTTTAACTTATTAAGAATTATGGAACATACTAGAATTATTTGGGCAGTGACTAATAGTTCTTATAGAATGAAATTTGTTATACCAGTCGGTGGTAAATCTAAAACAAGAGCAAAACAATCACTTGCACAATTAATGAATTCATATAAAGAAGTAGTTGATTTTGATTGGGAGTCTGGTTCTATGACAACCGATGGTAAACCTATGCTACAATTTAATAAAGAATATTGGTTACCAAGTAAAGACGGTGACAGCCCTGAGATTGAAACATTAGATGCATCGGGTCCAGACCTTTCAGATACAGAAGCACTTAAATATTTTTCAGATAAACTTAAACATGTTTCTAAAATACCTTATTCTAGATTCTTATATGAAGACGGTGGTGGAGATTTTAATCTTGCTGCTGATGGAATGATTAGAGATGAAATTAAATTTAGCAAGTTTGTAAAGAGACTAAGATCAGCTTTCCAAGAAATATTGGTTAAGCCACTATATTTACAAATGTGTATTGCATATAAAGATTTAGCAGAAGATCCAGGTTTTAAAACACAGGTTGCATTAAGATATAATAGAGATAATGACTTTGCAGCTTTAAAAGAAATGGAAATCATGGAAAGAAGACTTGATTTTGTTTCTACAATGAGAGACAGTTTAATGACAACTAATCAAGAAACAATGGAAGAGGAATACTACTTTGATATGGAGTTCTTAGTTGATAGATACTTACAACTGAGCCCAGATGATATTGCTGCAAATGCAGCAGCTAAGAAAAAGGCTGAAAAACAAGATGCAGAAGCTCCGGAACCAGAGGATCCAATGGGAATGGGAATATAAAAATAGATGATATATAAACTATGAAAATTAAAACATTTAATCAATTTATAACTGAGGCTCAATTAACATCTATTAAAGCAGGTGATGATAGTAAAGTAGAGGTCAGCGATCAAAAAACAGCAGATGGTAAAGTTATTTCTGCTCAAGAAATTTTAGGACAAATTATATCAGCAGATACTGAAGATGCGTTCAAGGCTTATTTCTATGAAAAATATGGTTCTACTAAATTTGATACAGCAACAATGGGACAAATGATGTCAGCCTATCAAGATTATTATAAAGAACAAGCTGAAGAAGAGAAGGAAAAAGAAAAAGAAGAGGAAGGCGGAGATGAAGAAGACCCACTAACTGGAATGGATGTTTAAGAAAAAGACTTTAAGTTAAAGATATATACAAAAAAGAAAAAAACAAAATGGATAGACTTATAAATAAGCCTAGCGATTATAATTTATTAATAGTTGAAAAATCTTCTAGTGTTTTAGAGCAAACAGGAGAAACAAAGGACTATGTTTTAGAAGGTGTTTTTGGTGAGATTGATGTTAAAAATAAGAATAACAGAATCTATACTGAAGATGAATATCTTCCACAAATTAAATCGTTACAAGACAAAATCGGAGGTTCTAAATTACTTGGTGAATTAGACCATCCTCAACAATTTGACATTTCTCTTAAAAACGTATCACACGTTGTCGAAGAGTTAAGGTATGATCAAGAAAACAAGAAAGTAATGGGTAAAATCAGATTATTAGATACTGATGCTGGTAAACAAGCTAAAGCATTAGTTGATGCTGGTGTACCATTACATATTAGTTCTAGAGCTGCTGGAGAAGTTTCAGAAGGCGGTAAAGTTAAAATCAAACAATTATTTACTTATGATTTAGTTGCAGATCCAGGATTTGAGAATGCACAATTAAACAGAGTTAATGAATCTTATGGTTTTGCTAACGATGAAAGCTTATTTATATATGAAGTATTTAAAAAAGAGATAAATAATAAAACAACAAACGAAAATAAAAAAGAGCAAACAATGGAAGAATTTGTAAAAACAGATGACTTCAACAATTACACTAAGTATTTGGCTGAGCAAATAAAAGGTTTAAAGTCTACTCTTA